ATTCGTCATACCAATTGGAGCCATAGTATGAAGTTATAGGTTCAGTTGCATGAGGCCCTTCTCTTAACATCTCTTCTCTTATTCTTTCATTCAATCTTTGTTTCCAAGGTATACGGTCGTGAAGAATGCCACCTGGCATTAAGTTTGCTATTCCACTCTCCGTCCTTGGGTCATAACCATAGTTAATTGGTGGTGGAGCAACTTCTTCATCAAACCCTACACTTATTCCTGGAGTAGCATATATATCGCCATGTGGGCTTCCCCCAGGAACAAAATTTTCTGGAAATATGGATTCTAATTTTTCCTGTCTTAGTAAATCTGGATTCATTCCTGATGCTGCTATGTAATCCTCTCTTCCTTCGTCAAATGGCAGTGGTTCCACGACTTCCGGTGGCGCCACAAACAAATCATCTTTCGGTTCATCAGCAAATACCATTTCTCCTTCTTCACTTTTACCATAATAGTCATCTATTCTCTTTTGTTCATCATCTCTCCACTTCTCCAAAAACAATTCAGAATCTGTTTTAACTCCAGGATCCACTAGAAGTTCTTCAATTTTCTCTTCCTTTGTTAATCCTTGTCCCTCGTCTACTAATAATGGTTCTTTTATCGGCAATCCTGGGTGCACGTCCGATGGATAAAATGGTTGATTAAGTCCGAATGTATCTGATACATATTCATCTTGAACATCAATGGTATCATCCACCATTCCTGTAATTCCTAATTTATTTTTTATGTCTTGTCCTAGCTTTCCAAGCTGTCCTGTAAGTCCTCTCACACCCAATCCTAGCAATCCACCTGATTCCCCTACCTTCATCGCTGCTTGGGAAAGAGGATACATTCTACCATATGCCTGTGGGTTTGTCTGACGGAAATCTTCCGTACTCCTCATGAACCTGTTTTGTGCGTCCAATGGGGATGTGGCACCAGAAAGTGCCATTCCTTCACGTGTGTATTTTAAGTTTCTATTCCAGTCGCGTCTGAGTTCTTTTAACCTACTCGTATCTGTTTTACTTAGATCTGGTTGGCGCTGTAAGTCCGTCATTTCACTACGGACTCTACCAGCGTCAGTTCTAGTTAAATCCCGCGGCGTCTTAAAAACTCTTTTTGCCTGTTCTGCTGTTCGAATTGGCATTATGCACCCGGTAAAATTATAACTTTAAGGACTATAAGAATTATGATTACTAAAATTCCGGCTTTTATCCAGTCCTTTAATTTCCATTCATTCCATTCTTTTAAGTGTCCCCAAAGATCTTTCAATAAATTCATATCTACCTCCTTGTTAACATTGTTTATCTTTCATACCACCACTTACTCGACCTCCGTGGTGATATTTCTTCTTCATTATTCCACCTTTTTTCTTTTTTACTGTTCCACCTGCTTTATACTTTTTCTTTGTTCCACCCTTCTTGTATCCGGCCATATTGACCTTCTGTCCTGTAGCACGCGCATGCTTCTGTGCTTGCTGTACTCCAGATGAAGTGTATGGAAATTTTTTACTTCCGACCTGTGGCATTTGCAATTCCTCCTCTGCGTTTTTTAATTACTCCACCTTTTTTCTTAGGCTTACTCCCATATTTTTCTGTCCATCTTTTGGCGATTGCTGGCTCCTTCGCCCACATATACCTTTTTTGTTTTTCTGACTTAAATGGCATTAGTGTATAGTTGGCTTTTCACCATCACGAAAAACTTCTATAATCTCTTCTTGTATTTGAAAACTATTTGCAACAGCCTCAAACATTCGTGCAGTATCAAAAGGACCTAATGCTTCAACATACATATTGCGGGTTACCGCCAATAATGCACCACAAACTTGCAAATAATCATCACGGGTTTTTACTTCTTCCTTGGCAAGCTGCTCAATTTTTTGCATCACTGTGCTAAGTTTTTCAAGTTGTTTTTTTACTTTGTCCGTTTGTTTTTGCTTTTGCATTTTCCCTTGAAACCCTTTCTGCTGATTCATTTTTCATGGCTTCCCTTGTGGCTGCCATGTTCTCCTTTAGAAGCGCCATCGCTTCTGCAGAATCCTCTTTACTAACATCTGCTGATGCTTTCATCAAGTCAATACTTGTTTCCGCTTCCAGCTTGTCTCTTTCAAGGTCAAGCTTTTCAGAGTCCACCATAATGTCCTTCTGCAATTTCATTTGTGTTTCCATCGCCTTCAAGTCAATTTCTTGCTGTTTAAGCTTGATTAGTGGATCTTGTTGTTCACGGCTTATTCTAGCCTCTTCATCTTGTGCCAGTTGCTTGGTCATTTGTGCTTCAATTTGTGCCTGTTCCGCAGCTTGCTGGTTAACTAATTGATCCTGTTGCTGTTGCAATTGTTGCATTGCTTGTGGATTCTGTTGCGCCTGTTGCATTTGTTGCTGCAACTGTTGGAATTGCTGTTTGTATTTTTCCTGTACCTGTTGTCCTGCAATCAATGAAATATGCTCCGATACATGTGCCTGCAGCATAGCATATAACTGAGGATTAATTTGTACCATTCTTGTAAACATGAACTCAGCATGCGCTTCTATGTGCGCCATATGGTTCTGCATTGGAAATGACTTTGGCTCTTTTCCACGCATTGCACCAGCATTCTCCATTGCTGGACTCATAGGTTCCGGCATCTCCGGATCCGGCTTCAGTATTGCCTCCACATTATCAACACCCATCGCGTCATACATTCTTCTGTATGCCTCACGCAAGTTGTGTAATTGCGGAGCTGCACTTGCCAATTGCAATTGTTGCTGCGCCAATGTGACGCGCTGTGCCATTGAAAATATATTAGGATCGGATACTGGAATAACATCAACGCGATCATCAAAATCCGATTGCTTAATCATTTGGTTTCCACCAACAACCATATAAGGATATTGCGGTGGAAGATAAATCTGAAATACTTTTGCCAATAGCTTGAATTCAATCTTTTGCGCATAGTGCAATCGTTTGTGTATTGCACTCATAACTTTTGTTCCACGCTCAATTAAAGCAAGTGTTGTTCCAACTGGATTCTGTTCATTTCCTTCCCCTAGCTTCATGTCTGCAATTGCAGCAAATGATTTTCCTGCATCAACAGCAAAACCTAACAATGCAAATAGAACCTGTGATGGTTCCTTGTATGGAAGTGGTAATAATGATTCCTTGATAGAAACTCCTGTAACATCGACATCTCTGAACTCCCCTGGCTGCAATGGCTCGTCGTGGTCACGTATACGCATACCACGTGCCTTGAAGCCTGCTGGCAGATTGGCAAGAGTGCCTGCATCAATTAATTGCCGTAAAACACTTGTTGCAGTTCTTGACAATCCACCTAGCATATGTATTAGACCAAAGCCGTAAAAGCCTAGTCCTGGGAGGAACTTGTAGTGTACAAAATAATCATTTTTTGCAAAGTTTGGATCCTTATCTTTCCAGTTTCTTCTTATAGAAAGAACAGTCCTTGAAAATTGGTCTATTGAAACTATGTAAGGAAGCTTTACGCCGGATGTATCCTCAAATCCAGGTACATCGGCATTGACATGCATTTCCAATATAACATGCTCGTCATCATCGGATGAATAGTTCTTTTCAACTCCATGTAGCTCATCAACCTTATCAACAGTATCGGATGACTCCGTTTGTCCTGTTGGAAGCTCCACGTCACGGTAGAACCCTCCTAGTTGCTGCTTTCTTACATCATTTCCATTTGTCTTAATGACATGCGTTACCCTATCCGCACTTTCCAGATCCGTTGCCATATAATTGATTACGAGATCCTCACTGGTAATGAACTTTGCAGTCGCACGCTTCAAGAGTCCGTCATAATAGATCTTCTTGAATGCTGATCCTGAAAGTGGAAGGTAAAATAGTAATTGGTCCATGTCCGGGTCATACTCGCGCATGACATCAGTAATCTGATAATTCATGAATTCCTGCACTCGCTTCGCCTGATCTTCCACTTCAGGTGTCGAGAGTCCTATAACTTGGGTACGAACGGGGCCGCTTGGGGGGAGAAGTTCCTTATACGCTTGGGCTTGAAACTGTGTTACAGATTCAGCGAGTAAGGGGTGAACGACCCCGGATGCACCTTCGAACGGTTGGGTACGGTCTTCATACTTGAATCCCATCATATCAAGGCCTTTGACATAGGATT